CGCGCGTTCGTGTGAAGTTGACTTCCGCATCTACGACCGATCCTCCTCAGGTTGAGATCGCCGGGGCGGGCGAGCAGCATATCGGGTACACGGAGTACGCGGTCGCCACCGGCGCCCTCGTGGCCGTGGAGAGCCGGACGGGAAGTTTCATCAAAGAGGTCGTCTCTGCCGAGGCGTTCGCGGTCGGGGCAACCTTGTACGCCGCCGCCGCCGGTCAGGTGAAAGACACCTCGCAGGGATCCGCGATCGGCATCGCTGTGGAAGAGGCGACGGCCTCCGGGGAGGTCGTCCAGATGATCGACTTCGGAGTGCTCTCCACCACGGGAGCGACGGTTTCCCTTGCCGACTCCGGCAGCTTCACCTCCGCGACTACGATCGAGGCGGCGCTGGCGGAGATCTACCAGAACCTCGTCACGGCGAAGGGGATCATCAACATCCCTACCCCGGCGTTCGATTCCGCTGGAGTCGCCCTGGCCGCGTTCGTCAGCGCGGATGCGGTCACCGCAGGCTACTGCGTCACCGCCAAGGGGCTCGGCATTCGGTGGAACAACCACGCCACCCCGGGTCCGGCGGTGGGAATCAAGGTAGCGGTACCCCCCGACGCGGACGTCGCTGCCAATATGGTGCTTCACATCCTTGCGGCGAAGACGGGCGCGACGATCGGCGACGCCACCACGTTCACGGTGTTGGCGTACAACAACGTGGTCGGTGCGGCATACGACGCCGATTCCAACTTCGGCGGGGCGACCGACGCGATGGTCGGGGACGCAACGGCGAAGAGCGTGCAGCATCTCACGCGGACCCTCGCGTTGGCGGATCTCGCCGCCTACCCCGCGGCGATGGAGTTGACCATCAAGCCGGCGAACAGCACGCTCGGGACCGACGATGTAATCCTTCTCGCCGCGTGGATCGAGTACAAGAAAGCCATTCTGACCGCGTAGCCGACGCTGCATAACCAGTAACCGATGGGCCGCCTCCGTGCGGCCCTTTTCATTTTCCGACAAGGAGGAACACGGAAATGCCGAGACCTACCAGCGCAACCACGATCCAGCGTCCCGACCTCGGGGCGCTGGTGTACGAGCACGTCATTGGTGCCGCGGACCGTGGGTTCATCTGCCTGGACCTGCTCCCGATCTTCGAAGTCCTGGAGCAGTCCGGCGATTACCCGGTGATCCCGTTCGAGGCCCTGCTCAAGCTCCAGCCCACCTCCCGCGCTCCCCGCGGCGCCTACAACCGGGGAGATTACGAGTTCGAAACCGGCACCTACGCCTGCAAGGAAAATGGGTGGGAGGAGCCGGTGGACGACGTGGAGCGCAAGCTGTACCGGCGCTTCTTCGACGCGGAAGTGGTGGCGGCCCTTCGCGCGACGGACATCGTGCTCCGTTCTCAGGAAGCCCGGGTCGCCGCGAAGGTCTTCAACGTCTCCAACATCACGCAGACCTCGGCGGTAACCACCGAGTGGAATACCTCCGCGACCGCCACCCCGAGGGAGGACGTCGCCGCAGCGATGGAGGCGATGCGCGCGGTTGGCCAGTTGAATCCGAACGTGCTGGTCATCTCTCAAAAGGTATTCAACTCCCTCATGCTCTCCAAGCAGGTCACCGATGCGTTCCGCTACGGATCGGTGCCCTTCGAAATCCAGCCGATGGAAGCCAGGAAAAAAGCTCTGGCGATGTTCTTCAACATCGACAAGATCCTTGTCGGCGGAGCGATCAAGGACAGCGCGAAGAAGGGGAAGCCGTTCTCCTCCGCGGACATCTGGGACGACGAGTATGCCGGACTGTTCCGCGTGTCCTTGGGCGGTCCGGATCTCCGGGATCCCTGCATCGGGCGTACGTTCCTGTGGACGGCGGACTCCCCGCAGAACATCGTGACGGAGTCCTACCGGGAGGAGCAGACCCGCAGCGACATCTACCGGGTCCGGCAGTACACGGACGAGGCGTTCGTGTTCACCGGCGCCGGCTACCTGCTCTCCAACATCCACACCTGATCGGCCTGACGGGAGGGGCAGAGGACTGCCCCTCCCTTTTTCGGGGGTTCGATGGCCTTCGACTACGACCACGAGGCGTTTGTGACCGACGATTTCAGCGGCAGAGATGCCCTGTGGACGCCCACCGGCGGTGTGCAAACGACGATTCGCGTAGCGTTTTCCCTCGGCGTGGAAGATGTGAACCTTGGGGGGGACATCGTCCCGCAGGGAATCATCGGGCAGGCGGGGTGCAAGTCCTCCGACGTTCCCGGTATCAAGTCGAAAGAGCCCCTGGAAATCGATGGGGCTACCTACCATGTGCTGAAGATTCAGCCCGATGAGACGGGATGGACCACGCTATTTCTCGGGAAGGCGTACTGATGAGCGTTCGCAGCAACATCCTTTCCAACATCGAGACCGTTCTCAAAGACATCGCCGGCATCGGGGATGTATTCACCGGGAAGTATGAGCAGGTGGACCTCGAAGCGCTGACACTTCCCGCGCTGTTCGTGCTGCAAGGGGGGGATCAGTCGGCCGCGAACTCCACCGGGTATGAAGTGTTCACCTGGCGCGTCGTCATCGAGACATGGTGTCAGGACACGGCTGCGGAGGCGCTGTTCGCCGCGATACATACCGCAATGGCCGCAGATGTAACCCGGGGCAGTCACTCCATGAACTGCAAGCGGGTTGATTCGAATGTGCTGTCGCTCGACTCCGGACGGGGCTTGATCGCTTTGCAGCAGACCTACGAAATCCTGTATCGGCACCCCGTCGGGTCGCCGTAGGAGGTGAAAGTAAATGTTTAAGAACAGGGCGTTAATCCTTGCAAAGACAGAGGTTTCCTACGGGGTCGATCCCATTCCGACCACCGCGTTAAACGCGATCCTGACCGACCTGCCCGAGGTCGACGTCGTGATGAAGAAGTTGGACCGCTTAAACGTCAAGGCGTTCTTTGGAAACCGTCCCGCGATCAGCATCGGGGAGGCGATCAAGATCTCGTTTTCGACCGAGGTCAAGGGTAGCGGGGACGTAACTCCGGACACGCCTCCGGAGATCGGCGTCCTGTTCGTCGGGTGCGGGATGCTGGAAACCGTAACGCCTGCGACCGGGCCGGTCGTCTACACCCCGCAGGACGACATCGAAGGGCCGTCGATCACGATCTGCTTCTGGCAGCACGACATCCAGTACGTGGTCACGGGCTGCCGCGGTACCTGGTCCCTCGACGGGAAGGCCGGGGAGTTCGGGAAGATCAAGTGGGAGTTCCAGGGGCTCTACGCAGGCCCTGCGGACCAAGCGATCCCCACGGACGCCGTGTACAACGCGTCCATCCCGCCGGCGCTTAAATCCGGGCTGTTTACCCTGGGGTCGTTTGCCGGGACGATCGAGAGTTTCAAGCTCACGTACGGGAACGAGATCGCCAAGCGACCCGACGTAAACGCCCAGACCGGATTCCTCGCGCACTTCATTAAGGATCGCAAAGTCACGGCGGAGATCGACCCTGAGGCCCCCGCGCTCTCCTCGTTCGACCCCTTGACGCTTTTAACCGACGGGACCGAACAGGCGCTCTCCATCACCTTCGGCGATTCCGCCGGCAACCGGATGCAGCTCGACTGCCCGAAGGTCGTCGTCGACTCGAGCAAGTTTGGGGAGCGGGAGGGGATCTTAACCCACGCCATATCCCTCCTGGTCTGCCCGGACGCAGGCGAAGACGACGTTACCGTGACGTTCAACTAGGAAAACGGAGGTTTTATGAGAGACCTTAAAAAAGACGATCGGAACAAGCTCGTCCTGGACGACACGTTATCCGGTACGCAGATCGGTGTTTTCTATGCGACGCCGACTACCAGCCAGGTGAAATCGTACCGCCAGCAGTCGATCCGCCGGAAGGGGAACAAGGTGGTGGTGGATAACTTCGATCCGGCACTCAAATTCGGTCTGGAGATCCTTACGGGGTTCGAGGAAGGGGCGTTCGGGTACGACGGGCAGCCGATCTCCGCTGATCCGGCATCCCCGCACTACCGAGAGGACTGGAAGGCGTTATTGAAGGAAACCGCCGCCGACATCGTGACGACCGTCGCGCATATCGTTTTCGACGGGATCCGTTCCGGGCAGAACGCGGAAGATGTCGAGTTCGGCGAGGAGGCGGAAGAGATCCTCCCTTTGGGGAAGAGCTAAAGGCCCTTCGGGAGAACTGCACCCCGGAGCGCAAAAAAGGATGCGCCAAGGGCAGCGGCCCGCACTTGGCGAAAATATGCGCGAGGTGTGAACACCGGGAACCGTATATCCCATCGACGTGGTTCAGCCATATCTGGTTTCTGTTCTCCCTGCAGCAGGCCGGGTTCCCCTTTCGTCAGGATGACCTTTCGATCGAGGAATGGCTGGATCTTGGTGCGATGAAGCGCGAATTGGAAACTCCGAAGGTGCCCGATGGCCAATGAGAACAGGATAAGTGTCGTCATCACCGCCGATCCAACCGGAGCTGTCACCGGTATCCGGATGGTCGGGGACGAGACAGAGAAGCTTACGGGTCGTACGCAGTCCCTCACCCAGCGCCTTAAATCCCACTGGGCCGAGGTGTCCGTCGGGATCTACGCTGCAGTCAGGGCGTTCCAGTCGATATGGGGCCTGATGGAGAAGGCGGCGCAGACCGACGAGGCGATGGCCTCCCTCGACGCCCTGACTCGGCAGTACGGGATGACGGCGCAGGATTTAGTCTCGAAGATCGAGCAGGAATCCAAAGGTCTGATCGGGATGGGAGCCGCCGCCAAGGTCGCGGGGGATGCTCTCATGAAGGGCCTCGGGCCCGATCAACTCGCGCAGATCGCCTCGTGGTCGGTGTCTCTGTCACACATCAGGGCCGGCACCGTATCGACCGCCGATGCGTTCGAAATGCTCTCCCAGTCCATCGCCACGGGGAGGGAGCGGGGATTAAAGGCCCTCGTCGGCATCGTCGATCTTGAACAGAAGTACGGGAAATACGCCGACACGATGAGCAAAGCCGAGAAGGCCCAGGCGATGTACACCGTCGTAGCCGAGCGCATGGCGCAGGTGCAGGCAACCCTTGGGGAAGACGTGGACTCCGCGGCCGACCGGATGGAGCGGTTCAATAATTCCGTCGAGCGGATGAAGTATTTCGTCGGGAGCCTGCTTCTGATCATCGGCCAGCCCTTCATGGCAATTTTCCAGGTCGCCATGACTCTTGTTTACGGCTTGGCAGGGGCCTTCGATACCCTCGTCTCCGAGGGAGCACGAGTCACCGACTGGCTGGGCATCACCGAGGGCGCCACCGAGCGATGGGCGAAGAAGGCCGACACCGCCTACGGCAACGCCGCCCGGTCCGCGATGGACGCGCTGGCGAAGGTCGGGCTGTCGCACCGTCTCCGGCACAGGCCGTCGGAGCTCTCGGGCGGCGAAATGCAACGCGTTGCCATCGCCCGTGCCATCGTCATGTCTCCACGCCTCGTCCTTGCCGACGAGCCCACTGGAAGTCTCGATTCGGTCACGGGCGAGCAAATCCTCGCTATCCTGCAGGAGCTCAACAATTCCGGCGCCACCGTTCTGCTCGTCACGCACAACTCCGAGGTGGCAAGGCGCGCGCGGCGTCAATTGGTACTGAAGGATGGCCGCTTTGTTTCCTGATGTCGGGGCTCTCGGCCGAAGTAAAGCCATCGCGTCACTGCACTATGCAGCCCGCTCGCTATGGTTGCACCGAATGCGTGCAGTTCTGAGCACGCTAGGCGTGGTATGCGGCGTGATTTCGTTTGTCGCCATGATCAGCATTGGCGAAGGGGCGAAGCGAGAGACGCTCGCGCAGATCGAG